CTTGGGGCGTGCCCGCTCGTTTGCTATGGCCACGGAAGCGGGATCAGCGTTCGACAAGGAACAAGCTCGAGTGATCGCGCAGCAATCGTTTGTGCTTCTGGCGAATCCCAAGTTCGTGGAGGAACATCCGGAAATTCTTTTGGGCTTTGCGAAGCTGGAAGTGGAGAAGATCAAGGCCGACGCAACGATCAGACGAGTCGCTCTTCTGGAAAAGAAGATCGAGGACGCGAAGCAGGAAATCACGAAAGCCTCGAACAAGGGCGGCTTGACTCCGGAAACCCTTGCGAAAATTCGGGAGAAACTCGACCTGTGAACATCATCTGCAAGTCCGAATCCGAATACCGCGCATGGGTGAAGGAAGTTGAAGCAGCCCGCTTTCTCGGCTTCCAAAAGCGTTGGATCGCGGACCGTAGCCGCAACAAGATCGCCGAGAAATCCCGACAGATCGGTTTCTCCTGGTCCGATGCGTTCGACACCGTGACTGAGACGGCCATGACGACTTGGCCGTATGATTGCTGGGTCACGAGCCGGGATCAAATCCAGGCGCAGCTTTATGGCACCGATTGCCAATACTGGGCGGGTGCCCTGCAGATTGCGGCGGGCGCCTGGGGTGAGGTTGTGGTCAATGAAGAAAAGAAGATCAGTGCCCAGCGCATGCCGCTCGCGAACGAAAGGAACATCTGGTCGCTCTCTTCCAACGTCGATGCCCAAGCGGGCAAACGCGGCACGCGTAAGCTCGACGAGTTTGCTCTCAACCCGCGCAACCGTGCGTTGTTTTCCATCGCGCAGCCCGGCACGACCTGGGGCGGTCGCCTCGTCATTTTCTCGACTCATCGCGGGACGGCCAATTATCACAACGAGCTGATCCAGGAGATTCGCCACAAGGGCAACCCGAAAAACTTTTCCCTCCACCGCGTGACGCTGGAAGACGCGCTACGCGAAGGTCTGCTCATCAAACTCAAGCAGCGCTGGCGCAGCATCGATCCCGGTGACGACCGGCTCAAGCTGACCGAGGACGAATACCTGCAACAGGTCCGCAACGAGTGCGCGGATGAGGAGACGTTCAAGCAGGAGTACATGTGCGAGCCCGACGACGACGGCAGCGCGTTCATATCCTATGAGCTGATCGACTCCTGTAAATATCGCGGCGAAGAAAAGTGGCAGACCGATCTGGCCGAGACAAAAAATCCTCTCTTCATCGGTGTGGACATTGGCCGCAAGCATGACCTGACCGTCATCTGGGTGATCGAGAAAGTCGGCGGCGTGAACCTGACCCGCCGCGTGATCGAGCTGAAAAAGACCCGCTTCGCGGTGCAGGAATCTATTCTCTATCCTCTCCTCGATTTGCCGAATCTTTCGCGGTGCTGCATCGACGACACCGGAATCGGTGCGCAGTTCGCGGAGCGGGCCAAGGAACGTCCCAGCAGTGCGGGCAAAGTTGAGGCGGTCACGTTCACTCCCCGCGTGAAGTCCGATCTGGCTCACCCGACCAAGGCGTCGTTCGAGGACCGCAGCGTGCGCATACCCGATGAGAAGGAAATCATCGCGGACCTTCGCGGCATCCGCAAGGAAACGACCTCCTCCAACAACGTCCGGTTTACGGGCGAGCGGTCGGAAAGCGGCCACTGTGACCGGTTTTGGGCGCTTGCCCTGGCGCTTCATGCCGGGAAGACGCCTACCTCAAATTACTGGGGGCATTTGATCTCATGAACAACCGTCCTCAATTTCGCGCAGAAATGGCCCTAGGACGATTTGGAGCGTATGGATATCGCCAAAAACACGGCGGGAGGCCTTTGCAAAGCCCTGCAACGGCAAATTTAGGGGCTTGCGTGGCTTGTCAGACCCCATTTTTGCGGGTTTCGGGAACCGGGAGGGCTTCATGATCGCCAAGGTCCCCCCGCTTCGCTCCACGGTCAGCCATGCCAGCGCCGCCGCGCCGGTCCAGAAATCTGGTACCGGAGCCACTTCTCTTTTTGCTCGTGGCCTTTCCGAGGATGGCGGCACGGACCGTCACCCGCTCAAGCGCCCGATGCAGCAAAGCGTCTGGGTGATGAGCTCCATCCAGATGGTGACCGAGCCGATTCTCGACGTGCCGCTGGAATTCAAAATGATGAAGAGCGACGGGACCGAGACGGTCATCAATGACCCGGCGTTGAAATCATTCTGGAACAAGCCCGCCAAGAATCTCAACTGGGAACAATTCATCAGCGCCCTGGTCGGTTGGCACGGCCTCAAAGGCGAATGGTTCGTGCTGCTCGATGACACCTGGCTTGATCCCAAGATCAAGAAAAAGAATCCGGTCGTCGTGGCCAAGCCTGCTTCGATGCAGCCAATCATTGCCCGTCAGGACGGCATCGGCATCGCCAAGGGAGAATTGGCAGGGTGGCGTTACACGGACGCAGGCGGCAATTATTACGATCTCATTCCGGCCCAGGTCATTCATCACAAGGAATGGAACCCGGACGATCCGCATCGCGGCCTGTCCCGGATGGAAGCGGCACGCATGGCGGCTGAAGGCGATTATCTGCAAGGCCGCTTCGCGAGCAACCTGGCCAGAAACAACGGGGACCAGGGACTGGTCGTCGTCTCCCAGGGTAATAATCCCAACGAGGCTCAACAGGCGCAAATCATCGCCATGCTGCGGGAAAAGCAGCGGGCCGCGCAGCGCGGGGAAAGCAAGGCGGTCTTCTTTTCCAGCGACATCAAGATCGAGGACCCGAAGATCCAAACGCCGGACGCCGACTTTGTCGCACAGCGCATGGAAAACCGGCACGAGGTGGCCATCGCGTTCGGCGTGCCGCCTTCGATGTTTGACGTAACGGCGAGCTATTCGGTTGGTTCGGCTAGCGACCGCTTCCGGCTGATTGAAAACACCTGCATGCCCTTGGGAAAAAAAATCGCGGCAACTGTCGCGGCGATTTCCCGGATGTTCAAGGGCCTCGATCCCGATGACGCCACGTTGATGGCCTCCTTCAACTGGGATTCCCACCCGGTCATGCTGCAGGTCCGCATGGAGCGCCTGGCGGCGGGAGACAAGCTCTGGGTCAAGGGCGTGCCGATGAAAGTCTGCAACGATTACCTGAAGCTCGGCCTTCCTGAATACCAGGGATGGGAAAAAGGTTATCTGCCGTTCAACGTCGTGTCGACCGACGAGCCGCTCGATGCCAAGACCAACACCGACCTGGCTGAGATCAGTCCGGCGAAGACGCTGCGCAGGTTATTCCGGCAGCGCCAGCCTGTCGTCGAAAAGGGCTCGAACAAACAACGTGAGGCCATGTGGCAATCTCACATGGCGCACCGTCAGGGCTCGGTAAAAAATTATCGCACGAAGATCAATAAGGTCCTTTTCGCGGCGCGAAGCGAAGTGCTGTCCAATCTCGCTGCTCACTATGTTGGTGGGAAATCCATCGAGACCAAGGCGGGTGCGGCGGCTTCATTCATGTTCGACCTGACCACGTTCAAGGCCGACTTCAAGGCCGCGACGGATTCGGCGGGGCGGTCTGCTTACGACGCAGCCGGTCAACAGGTTTATGACGAGCTGGGCAAGGACGACCCCTGGGTGTCGCCACCGGCGAAGGTGAAAGAGTTTTTGGCCAAGCGCGAAAACCGGCTGAGCAACGTGCCCGAGGAAGTCTATCACACGATCAGCAGCGAAATTCAGGAAGGCGTCGAGCAGGGCAATTCGATCAAGGACCTCAGCTCCCGCGTGCGTACCGCCTTCAACGAGATCAGCAACGGTCGCGCCAAGACCATCGCCATCACCGAGACGGGCGCGGCTTACGGAACGGCCCGCAACGATGCGATGGAAAGCGCAGGTGTTGAGTACAAGGAATGGCTGACCAGCCACAACGCGAACGTGCGCCCGGCCCACGCCGAAGCCGATGGCCAGATCAGGGCCATCGACGAGGACTTCGACGTTGACGGAGAGCAACTCGCCTATCCAGGCGATCCCGATGGGTCGGCGGAGAACGTCATCAACTGCCACTGCGTCCAGATCGCCAGTAACAAGGACAAATCACTGCGCTGCGTGCGCGAGGAGAAAAAATAATATGAGCCAGCAAACCCTTCGCCGCGTCATTCATCCGGAGATCAAGTTCGTCGATAAGACAAAGGGAATCGTCGAATACATCGCGAGCGACGAGACGGTCGACAGCTACCGCGAGATCGTGAAAGCCGATGGCTGGGTGTTCGATCTCTTTAAGAAGAACGCGCCTTTCGTCGACAGCCACGATTATTCCTCCATCGATAAGCAGGTCGGAAAGGTCCTCGATTTTAACGTCACCAATAAGCAGCTCGTCGAAACCGTGCAGTGGGCCATCGACGTGGCGGAAAACAAGCTTGCACAACTCGGCTGGAAAATGACCGAGGGCGGTTACCTCAAGGCGGTTAGTGTTGGCTTCTTCCCGGTGACCATGATCAACCGCTGGGACCAGGACACCACGACGTTCAACAGTCTCTGCCTCCAGGCCGGTGCCGATCCCAACATTGTGAGGACGATCTACACGAAGCAGCGTCAGATCGAACTTTCGAGCTGCATCATCGGCGCGAACCCGAATGCGCTGGCCAAGGCGCTGAAGGATCAGTGCGTCACCGAGACCGACCTCCTCTCCCTTTTTCAGGACACGCCCGCAAAAACCAGTTCCTCCGCACAGTCGCCCGGCGCGGATGAACTCTCCAGTCACCGGGCACGGAGCTGGTTCCTCGAAAGAATAAACCGGGCGCGGAAGCGCCTTTAACCCACAAGGAAAAATCCGCAGTTATGAAATCCATTCTTAAAACCATGTCGGCCCTCTCGCTCGCTGCAGCGCTTGGCCCGATTCACCGCAGCAACGTGCGCTTCGACAAGATGAACGAGGACGACTTCCAGAAGAAGGTCCTCGATACGCTCGACGATCAGACCGACGAACAGAAGGCCCAGCAGAAAAAGCTCGGCGAACTGACCGAGAATTTTGGCAATCTCCAGAAGGAGACCAAGTCGGCAGTCGAGGAACTCACCAAGGCCAAGAAGCAATTCGACGGTCTCGACTCCAGCGTGAAAGCGTTTGAGCTCGCCATCCAGAAGGTCAACCTGCACCTCGCCCGCGAGAAGCGCATGGCCTTCGGCAATCCCGTCGAACGGATCAGCAACGACGATGAGAAGCGGGCCCGCTTTAATGCGGCGGTCCGCCTGGCTTGCGGTCGCTTCAAGAGTTACAACGACGTCGCCCTCAATATCGTCAAGGGCATTCCTGGCATCGAAACCAAAGCCGGTCTCGAAGGTTCGGGTTGGGGAGCAACGCTGATCAATACCGAGCTGGCCAAGGACATCTACGACACCCTCGCGATGTTCGGTGCCTGGTCCACGCTTGGCGTTCGCACGCTGGGGACGCGTACTACAAATCTTCTCGTGAAGACGGCCCGCGCCAAAGCGATCATCATCGACGAAGGGACGACCATCACGGAAGATGCGACCAAGGCCGGAACCTCTGTCAGTCTCCTGGCCAAGGTCATCGCGGTGTTCCTCTCGCTCTCCAACGAGTTGCTGGAAGACGCCGAAACCGATGTCACCGCCGATGTCTTTAACGACTTCATTGAGTCGTTTAACGAGCGCATGGACTTCCTGTCCTTCTCCGGCCAGGCGAGCGGCGGCGTCAATGACGGTCCGTTCACCGGACTGTTCTACGGCGGCACTGCCGTCGTTGGCGCAAGCGGTCACGTCACGATGGAGCAGATGGTCCTCCAGGACTTCCTCAATGTGATGCTCGGCGTGGATGTTGGCGTTCTCGCTCGTGCGGCTCGCTGGTGGATACATCCCTTCATGTTGACGCGTACGCTCAACATCAAGGACACGACCGGTCGACCGATCTTCCTGACCATTCAGGAACGTCCCGCGCCGAATGCGATGGGATCGATTCTTGGCTATCCCGTCACCCTCGTGAACAACGCGCCTTCGGCGAACGCGGTCAGCTCGCCTGTCGCGGCCTTCGGTGATGGCAATGCCCAGGCGGTCGGCATCCGCAAGCAGTTCACCTTCGACCTGAGCAAGGAAGCGAACTTCCAGGAGAACGAAACCGCGTTTCGCGGCATCGGTCGCGCTGGAACAGTCACCCGTCGTGCCCAGGGAATCGCGGTCCTCAAGACGCCCGCCAGCTAAAAGCAGATCACATCCCCGCTTCCGCATAAGGAACGGCGGCGGGGATTCAACTGAGAACGAGTGAAACAAAAATAATCATCAATCAAAAAGAAAGAGAAAAAGTTATGCCCGACGACAACAAATCCGAATCGAAAGCCCCTGCCACCCCAAACAACCGCAAGGTGAACGCTGACCAGGTCAAAGTTCGCATGATCGGTAAGCAATCGATTGCTGAGGCCGGAGCGGTCTATCACCCCGAGCGCAAAGCCGGAGGAGTCACCACTCCCGCTGATACGTTCACGACCACGCGCAAACGCGCCGAGGCCCTTGAAGATCACGTCACGGTGATCGAGGAAGCCGAGGAAACCAAGTAACCCAGGCCACTCGCCGCAACCTTATATAACCATGCCTGATGAAACCGCCGCCGCCCCGGAATCTGCCGGGGCGGCATCGCCGCCACCAAAAACGTCCGCATACCAGGTCGTGCAACAGCCGGTCCAGATCGATGGCAAAGGGAAGTTCTACCTCAAGGGGCAGAAACTTTTCCTGACCAGCGAACAGGCCACCGCATTGGGCAAAGACCAGGTCGTGCCGTTGGTTCCTCCTGCGCAGAAAAAGCCGGATGCTCCCGCGATTGCCGCGCCGACTTCCCCGGCCTTGACGCCGCCGAAGGTCACGCCTGCCGCCAAACAGGAGGCCTCGAAATAACATGGACCTCGGGCTCGGCAATCTTGCGGACGTGAAAGGCTTCGTGCTGCCCAAGTCCATCGTGGACACGATGTACGACTCGGTCCTTTCCATCATCGCGAAAGGGATTGCCGGGCGCTTCGAGACCTATTGCAATCGTAAGTTCGGTCGCGTAGCTGACGACGAGGTGATCTTCAGCGCGAACCGCTCGACATATGTCGTGCCGCGCTATCCGCTGGAAAATGTCAGCGCGATGGAACTGCGCCCGACGATCAACGACAATTGGCAGGATGTATTGGACACCCTGATCCAAATCGAGGAAAAGTCCGGACTTCTTTATTTTGGAGGAGCCATCGGCGGTGATTCGATGGTCCTTCTCCGATGCACTTACACCGGAGGCTATTGGTACGAAACCCTGGAGCCTCTCGATGCGGATGGTATCGCCACTGTGGGCTATCCCAGCGCCATGCCGGATGGCGCAGCGCCAGTGCCTGACGATCTGAAAGACGCCTGGCTGAAGCAATGCCTCCACGAATTTGAATTGAAGGACCGCCTCTTGCCGGAAGGCCTGGCGAATGAAGCCTCG